ACTGCCGTTCGTGTCCGCTGGAATCGTCGGAATCTACGACCAGGCATAGTGAGAAAAGGTAGCCGAATAGAATGGCACTCGTAACCGGCGAACAACTCGCCGATAACTTAGATATCGAATACGTCGATCCTTTCGATGACGTGCTCGATCAAGTTGCGGATGCCGCTTGCATTCTAATCGGCTACCTGATCACAGCCGCAGCGTTCGCGGCGGAACCGGCACCGGTGAAAGAGGCCGCTATGTCGGTGGCCGTGGAGATGTTCCAAGCCCGCACAAGCGCGGGCGGGGAAGCCGTCTCAGTCGACTTCACGCCCGGGCCGTACCGGTTGTCGGTTTGGCTCACTCGCAGAGTCATGGCCGTGCTCGCCCCATATCTCGATATGAAAGGCGTCGTCGGCTAATGGCACTCACCACGGAATCACGGGAACTACTCGTGACGGCCCTAACTGGGAACGGTTACCGGATTTACGACACAGTCCCAGCCGTACCAGCAACACCGTCGGTAGTGATCGTCCCGGACTCACCGTGGATCAGGCCGAACCGGATCGGGTCGACACTTAACTACGAAGTGCGGTGGCGCGTCCTAGTCAACGTCAATCCGCGAAACAACGAGTCAGCCACAAAGACCACCGAGGACGCGCTCGACACTCTCCTAGTGGAGATCCCGAGCTCGTTTGTGGTGGACGCAGTGAACGCGCCACAGCTGCTAAGCCTAGGCGGTCAAGGCACAATAATGAGCACCGAAATTAACGTATCAATTAGAATGAGGGAGTAAGAAAATGGCAGCAGTAGGAGTAGCCGGCGCAGCGTTCACAGTGGACATCGGCGCGACGCAGTACGAGGATCAGATAACCTCGGGCACAATCAACACGACCCCGACAATTATTCGCACCAAGACCCTGGGGGATGTTGCGTTTGATCAAGTCGATCTCAACAGCACGATGAGCCTAGAGTTTCTCTACGACGAGAACGCTGGAATGTATGCAGCACTGCAAACCGCAATCGCTGCCGGAACCGCAGTGGCCGTTGGTGTGGATTCAGCCGTGGGAGCGTGGACAGGTGCAGCGATGTCGATCGAGTCGTGCGACCTGACCTTCCCAGCGGACAACGTCGCAACGGTGTCAGCGTCATTCACCGGAACAGTCACATTCGCATAATCAACGAGCAAAGGGGAACGCCATGTATCCACAACTAAAAATCGAGTCAGACAACCACGAGACATTAGAGGTCGACACGTTACCGGTCGACTTTATGATGTACGAGGATCTGCAAGGCAACCGGCCAGCGAGCGAGCAGGGTATGCGACTTACCATCGCGTACTACTACCTCGAGGGCAAAGAGCCTGGGGACTTAAAAACCGTTAAAAGTTGGGCGCGGAAAAACCGCGTCAAAGTAGAACTCGTGAAGGATGACGCAGACCCTTTGTAGAGGGGAGCCACGGCAGGCTACTTGTCCGGCTCGCATTACGCACAGGTTGGACGCTCAGCGAAGTTAAGAAACTCACGGGCCGCGAGGTCGTGACAATAATTGAGGAGTTAGAAAGTGGCACAGGTTAAGCAATTCGACGCTTACATCGAAGGCCTCAACCCTCTATTGCGTGACTTGAGGCAACTCGGTAAGGAAGCCGCCAAGGAACTACGGCAGTCATCCCGAGTTATTGCCGACCGTCACATGGTGCCAGCGTTCCAAAACGCGGCCCGGTCAGTCGGTGGCGACTGGGGAGACCTTTTAGCCGCAGACATTCGCTCCGGTCTGGACAGGCTTCCAAAAGTTTCCATAGGTAAGCAAAAGAAAGTTACTTCCGGTGGCGCGTCCTCGAATATGCTCCGCTACCCGACGGACACCGGTAACGCTCGACAGTCATACGCACCGTTCGAGCAGACCAACTGGATAGCGAAAGCCCGTACTTATCAGAAGCCAGCCCTTGAAGAGTGGGGTCAAGCCGTCGACCGTCTTGTGCGGAAATGGCCGGTGATGTAATGGCAGTCGGCAAAACCTTAACCGTTTACCTTGCGGCGGATCTTAAAAAGTTCAACACCGGCATGGCGCAAGCGCAAGGCGGATTACAAGGGTTTAGTAACTCACTAAAAAACATGCTCGGCCCCGCTTTGATTGGAGCCGGGCTAGCCCTAGGCGCACTTGCAACGAAAATGGCCGTCGATGGTGTTAAGGCCGCGATGGACGACGAGGCCGCGGTACGCAAACTCGCAACCACAATGGAGAACCTCGGTCTAGCGCACGACACGAAAAAAGTCGAAGCCTACATCTACCAGCTCGAACGTTCCTTAGGCGTGGCCGACACCGAGTTACGGCCCGCGTATGACCGTCTCGTGCGGGCACTGGGTGACACGGAAAAAGCACAAGATGCCCTCTCATTATCTTTGGACGTTTCGACAGGATCAGGGAAAAGCCTCGAAGCCGTAACCGACGCGCTCGGTAAAGCGTACGAGGGCAACATCGCTGGACTTTCACGACTTGGAGCGGGTATCGACGCGGCCACAATCCGCACCGGGGATATGGACGAAATCACCCGGGTGCTCTCGGACACGTTTGCCGGGCAAGCGGCAGCAAGTGCCGACACCCTCGAAGGCCGCATCAGGGTACTGAAAACGGGCACGGATAACCTCGCCGAAGCATTCGGGAAAGGCCTCCTCACAGGTGTTAAAGACGCGACCGAGGGTACTGGCGACCTAGTTAAATCCATGGAAGAACTCGAACCGGCACTAGAGGACGCAGGCGAAGCGGTCGCGGATCTCGTAGCACTCGTGGCAAAACTTTACGACGGGTTCACGTTCCTCTCAGACCTTGAGGAGACGCTCACCACTAAGACCGGACTACTCGGTGACGCGTACGGGTTCCTCACTAAGATGCTCAACCCACTTAGTGTTGTATTCGACGCCCTTGACGGGACCATCGGTAATACAACCGATTCGGCTTACCGGGCGTCACCCGCCATGGAAAGCCTAGGAAACGCGGCAGCCTACGCCGTAGGCCCACTAGTAGACATGGCCGTAGTCACAAATAGCCTTGCGGATTCCGCTTACGATTCAGGCATAGCAGCGTTAAAACAAGCGGATTATATAGCACGATTAACCAAGATTTTAGGTCACGCCCCGGGAGTAATAACTACAACAACCACCGAGACAACAACTCTGACAACGGCGACACGGAACTACGGCACGACCGTTAAGGAAGTCAGCAAGAAACAACAAAAACTCATAGACCTTAACGCGAAAGTAGCCGACTCATATTCGACCACGGCGGACAAACTTAATACGCGCATGGAGAAACTCAACGAGAACCTAGGCATCCTGCAATCCATGCAAGACAAACTCACTGCCGGCCTCGACCTAGGGGCAGCGTTCGAGGGCCAATTAAATGAAGCCGGCAAAGCCACAGGCGTAAGCCTGCTCGAAGGCTTCCAAAAACAAATCGACCAGGCTAACTATTTTGGTGAAGTCCTCAACGCGATTAAAGCGCAAGGCGCAGACCAATCACTTATTGACCAAATAGCGTCCCTAGGGCCGGTTACGGGCGCGGCACTGGCAAAACAAATGATTGATGACGGGCTAGTGAAGACGCTTAACGACAAGTGGATGGCCGTTCAAGAAACTACTAAGGGTCTCGCGATGGGTCTCGTTCCCGAGTTCGTGTCCGCTGGTATTGAGTCCGGCGCGGCAGCTATTGACGGGCTAGCCACACAACTAGCCAAAGAGGGTGAGCGGCTCACAAAGCTCGGTAAGCGCATGGCTAAGCCGGTCGGGTCAGCGTTCAAGTCGCAACTAGCCAAAGACATCGCCGAAGCGATAGCGAACGTGGAAGCGGCAGGGTCAGCGGCCCGCGCTAGTGCGATAGCAAAAGCCGAAGCACGAGAAGCGGCAGTCACACAGCAGCAAGTCGCCCTCGCTATCGGCAACATTATTAGACAGTCCGATGCCCGGTCAGGGACACAGGTCAGTCCGGTGCTCGCATGAGCGAGAACATTACGATAAGCCTCGCCGGGTCACCCGTCGACGTTGCTAATTTCGACTTTCAAGTGTCAATAAGTCACGGGCGAGCCGACGTCATGGCGTCCCCTACAGCGTCAACGTGTCAAATAGTGTTGCGAGGAGCTGCTGGGCCGCTGCTGGAATTGACGGACGAAATCGTTATTACGTCCCATAACCTGCCACGGTTTACGGGCAAGATCAGTGACCTTGACGTTTCTTTCATAGCGACGGAACCACCCCAAGCAATCACAACTATTACCGGCATGGGCTACCTCGCAGACCTCGGATATGTGGAAGTGGGCGCGTCCGGATGGTCGGAGGAAACCGTGCGGCAACGGGCCGAAGAAATCTTGACGGCTAGCGGCTTGTCCTATCTTAACGGTGGTGATCCGGATATCACGTTGCATTCGGTTAGTCCGGGCAACGCGGAACCGTCCACGGCCCTTGACGGGCTCGCGCAACTCGGCCAATGGTCGGGCGCGACATACTTCGACGACCCACAAGGAAGGATCGTATTCGAGGATTACGGTAACCGAGGCATCACGACATTCAGCGGCACATGGTCAAATCAAGCCAACACTTGGGCGGCCACCGGCGGTACTTGGGAATCCTTCCCCCTCACTATTGCGGGGTTTACCCTCGACGTCGACGGAGTCGTATTCAGCCCGGTATGGTCGAAAAGCCTAGGCTCGCTCATAAATGATGTCACAGTTGTTTATCATTCCGGTGGTGGTGGCGGTCATGGCGCAACGGGTGAAGTCAACCAAACAGACTCAGCCTCGATCACGGCCTACGGGAGGCGCGAATACCGTTTAGAGACCGAGATCAAAACCTCGACAGATGCCACAACGAGAGCCGCCAACATTATTACGGCGCAAGCCAACCCATTATGGAACCTTGGACAAGTCAGCATTCTTGCCCACGAAT